CATATCTTCTCACTCTCCGTTGTTAGGTTATACCCTAGCTTTTTTATTAGTTCGATAACTTCTGGAAGTAGGGTTTTGTTTCCAGATATCGAGGCGAATAGTTTCGCCTTATTGCATACGGGATAGACTCTCTCTATCCCGTAAACATTCTTTTTTGAGACAATCAATTTCATACGATTTCCCACTCAGACCAATCAAAATTTTCTAATTCTGATTTATCAGCTTTTTCAATGATGTATGCTTTTAATCTTTTTTTAAAAGCTATAGCTTTTTTTCTAGCAACATCATATTCATAAACAAGTCTATCAGTTTGTTTTTCATTTGGTAAAGGTGTCATAAAAACATCTACCAAATCAATGTAATTAAAAGACGGCCAATTCATTCTTGGTTGAAGTCTGTGGCCATCTGTAATATTAGGATAAGACTTATCCACTTCTACTTTTAAATTTAAAATAGGCTCTTCAACTATTTTAAATTCGTTTTGTTTTTTTGTTTTCATTTCTTATTTCTCCTTTGTACTTATAGTAGTCATTGAGCCTTATAGGTCAAGTGGGAAAATATAGGATACCCTATGCAAGAACTGCATAACCGTATCTTGTGTCAAGAAAAAAATGACACACTATATATAGGCTCGTGAACTATGGGCCCACCCACCCCGAGGGGTCCCAAAACAAAACCAAAATCCAAAAATATTTAGACCCCCCACACCCCCTTTTGCGCGCAGACTACAGACATACACATATAGTGTAACATTTAGACATAGACTTGCTTAAATTAGAAAATGGCAATATGATAGAGGGGGTACCCCTAAAAAAACAAAAACTGGTACAAAACAGAGTTGAAAAAAATTCTGCAAAAATTTTTATGAAACAGGAAATTATAAATAAACTTCCACCCGACGCTCGAAAAGAATTTCTTAAATACGCGATCAAGTTATCTGAAAAAAAAAAACAAGGAAAAGTTAACAATGACTTTTTATCTTTTGTTAAACACGTGTGGCCTGAATTTATTGAAGGCAAACATCACAAAGAGATTGCAGATAAGTTTAATAAACTTGCATCTGGTGAGATCAAAAGATTAATTATTAATATGCCGCCAAGGCATACTAAATCAGAGTTTGCGTCCTACCTTCTACCCTCTTGGATGGTAGGGCGAAAGCCTGATCTTAAAATTATACAAACGACCCACACAACAGAACTCGCGATCCGCTTTGGACGAAAAGCCAAAACGTTAATTGATTCTCCTGAGTACCAACAAATATTTAAGACACGACTCAGAGAGGACTCACAAGCCGCGGGTAAATGGGAAACTGAACAAGGTGGTGAATATTATGCAGCGGGTGTTGGCTCTGCAATCACGGGCCGTGGTGCGGATTTATTGATTATCGATGACCCACACTCTGAACAAGATGCAATGAATCAACAAGCTTTGGAACGTGCATATGATTGGTATACATCTGGTCCACGACAACGTTTACAACCAGGTGGATCAATTGTTGTTGTCATGACAAGATGGAACATGAAAGACTTGACCGGTATGTTATTAAAATCACAAAAAGAATTAAAATCAGATCAATGGGAAGTAATTGAGTTTCCAGCGATCATGCCATCAGGTAAACCTGTGTGGCCACAGTATTGGAAACTAGATGAGCTTGAATCTGTTAAAGCATCGTTAAGCTCAGGTAAGTGGAACGCGCAATGGATGCAAAACCCGACAGCAGAGGAGGGATCACTTATAAAACGTGAATGGTGGCAGGTATGGGAAAAAGATTTTATCCCACCATTAAAACACGTCATACAATCTTACGATACCGCATTTTTAAAAAAAGAATCTGCCGATTATTCTGCTATTACTACATGGGGTGTATTTCATCCAACCGAAGATAGTCCAGCTAATTTAATACTATTAGATGCTTTTAAAGAAAGACTAGAGTTTCCAGATCTTAAAAAAGAAGCTTGGGAGCAATATCGATATTGGAATCCTGAAACAGTAATCATAGAAGCTAAGGCCTCCGGTTTACCACTCACATACGAGTTGCGAAAAATGGGTATTCCTGTTATAAGTTACACTCCTAGCAAAGGACAAGATAAACACGCTAGGGTCAACGCCGTTGCACCACTTTTTGAGTCTGGTATTATTTGGGCACCAGATGAAAAGTTTGCAGAGGAAGTTGTTGAAGAGTGTGCATCATTTCCGTATGGAGATCACGACGACTTGGTGGACAGCACAACACAAGCAATAATGCGTTTTAGACAAGGAGGGTTCGTGGCGCATCCAGAAGATTTAAAAGAAAACTCATTACCTCGAGTTGAAAGAACTTATTATTAATTATGATTTTAGCAGCACCTTTAGTTATCCCATTTGCAAAAGCCGTCGGTTTATCAGTTGGCACATTAGGTATGGCTGCGCTTGCAGATCAAGTCAACGATTACATTGAAGCTAATCCAGAAGAGTCGATGAAAATTTTATCAACAATTATTCCTGGTGTTGGTATCGGTCAAATCTTTATGAGCAAAGAAGATAAAATATCTTTGGAAGATTTAGATGAAATGACTGATGAAGAAGCACAAGATTTATCAAAAGAAGAAAAAGCAGAATTAATGAAACAAGCTGGTAAGAGTGGTGGTAAAAATAAACGTCAGACTATGATAGATATTTCTGAAAAGTTAGGATTGTCTGGTCCAGGCAGAGAAAAACAAGATATAGAATACGAAGTTGATGAACGTTATGATGAAGGTGGTGTTGAAGGTGCACCTAGACCACAATTTGATTATAAAAAGTTTTTTAGAAAACGAAGAGCGGACGGCGGATCGATTGGCATAGAAGTTTTATTCACAGAAAAAAAACCAAGAAAAAATTTTAACATTGGTGGTAATGTTCAAAGAGTAACAACACCTCAACCTTATGATGCAAGAGCATCAGCTGCAGATTTTGCAAGAGCAATAGATAGAGTAGGTGCCGGAACTAATTTACAAAAAGCTATGGCAGTTCAAGAGTATGGTAAAAATGTTCAAAGACAAAATATAGTAAATAGACTTCAAAAAATGAATCCTGCAGGAACAGGTAATTTTTTACAAGGAATAAAAGATTTTGGAAAACACGCTGTAGTATCAGAAGCTATGGCAGGAAAAACTGGTATGTCTGTTATTCCACAATATGGTTTTCAAACAGGATTAGATTTTCAAGAAAAATTTTCAGGATTAAATCCTAAACTTTCTGCGGGACTAGCGGCTGCATATCAAACATTACAAGAAGGATCTCGAGCTTTAAATCCACTTGGTGGTACATTTTTAGATTTTCCTAAAGCATTTGAAACTGCACAAAAACAAGCGACTGAAAACATAGAGGGTATTTTAGCAGCAGATACAGGCACTATAACTCCTCAACAACAAGCAGCTAGAAATGAATATTTAAAAAGTCAAGGTCAACCTATAACAAAACCTGATCCAACCCCGACACCTGATCCAACCCCGACACCTGATGCTGGTGCAAATTTACTTCCAGGTTTTTCAAGATTTATGGCTAATGATGCATTACAACCACCAGGGTCATACAATTATATGGACAACAGAGGTAATATATATACAGAAAAAGAATATGCAGATTTAAAAAATAAAAGACCAACCATGGCAGATGTTGCAGGTCCAACAACTTCAACACCTGAAAAAACAGATCTTCAAAAATATAAAGATAAATTGTTACAAGATCTTAGAAAAAATCACCCTGGACAAAAAACAGCAACAACGGATCTTCAAAGAGATGGAACATACTCTGGCACAGCAAAAGAAATACCCATAGAAGATTATTTTGCAGGTATGCTAGCTCAAGTAGATCTTTTTCCTGACGCATATGGTTTTGATGAAAAAGGTCAAAAAATAGTTTATGCAGACGGCGGTCGAGTCGGATTGTTTATGGGCGGTCCTGCGTTAACAGGAACGGCATTAGATATTTTTAATTCAATGAAAGCGTATGGATTTTCAGATGTGGAAATAGCAGACGCGTTAAGAACTAGAGGTTTGTATGATACTACACCCACACCAACCGCTCCAGTTCAACCTTTACAACCAAACATAACTAAACCTAATGGTGGAGGTAAAGATGAAAATGACACCGGTGGTGTTAAAGATCCATACGCAGGTTTAGGTTTTTCATCAGCTAATTTTGGATTAGGAAAAGATTTGGTAAACAAAGATGCAGTTTTTGATTACGAAGCAGATGCTGCTAAAGTTGGTAGAACTTTTACAGGCCAATTAAATAAAATTGGATTAGGAATTTTTAGTGCCTTAAAAAATTTACCAACACCTTTTAATTTAGTTAGAAAAGGAATTGAGTTTGCAAAACAAAGAGAATTAGAAAAACAAAGACAACAAGAAGCAATCGCTAGAGATCTTGCAAGATCAATACAAGAACAAAATAGAGCAAATAGAACAGGCGGTTACCAATCTGATTTTTCACAAGACTCAGGTTTTATGGAAGGTAGAGGCACAGCTTCAGAGATGGGTAGCACGTAATGAATATAAAATATAATTCAGATATAGGAGCTTTTGTAAATACTGCAAACGATGAAATAGTTACACAAGCAGAATTATTAGAATGGGCTGCTGCGAATCCAGAGCCAATTAAAGAAGATAAGAAACCAAACACAGAGATACTTGAAGAAGTAATTGCAACATTTAATAAAACAGGATAGGTTAACCAAATGGCCACAATAGACAAACCATTACCAAATACAAAAACAACTGTTGAAGTTCCAGGAGAAGTGGAAATTCAAGAGGCGATCAAAGAGAATATAGAAGAAATTCAAGAAAAAGGCGGACCTGTTGAAATTGAAATGACAGAAGAAGGTGGTGCTGAAGTTTCTTTTGATCCAAAAGTTGCTGCCCAAGAAAGTGGAGAAGACCATTATGCAAATCTTGCAGAGTTTTTAGGTGAAGAAATTTTAGAACCATTAGGTTCAAAATTAGTGGACCAATATAGAGAATACAAAGAGTCTAGAGGTGATTGGGAAGAAACTTATAGAAACGGATTAGAACTTTTAGGATTTAAATATGAAAGACGAACAGAACCTTTTAGAGGAGCTTCTGGTGTCAATCACCCTGTGCTTGCAGAAGCAGTTACGCAATTTCAAGCGCAAGCTTATAAAGAGTTACTCCCAGCTGATGGACCAGTACGAAC